ATGTTTGGCGAAGAGGATTGGGACGGAAGAGTTTGGGGAAGACTTTTTGAAGAGTGTGAGAGCGGAAATGTTTCGGCGATTAAGCTTTATTTTGAATTATCGGAAAAATTAAAAAATCAAATGACAGGCGGCGGTAATGGGGAAGGGACGGTTGTGATTGTGGATGATATACGATTTAGAGAGTGATGAAAATTTTTTGAGCGGCGTTATCGGGAAAGGGTTTTATGATGTTTATAAGGATTTTATTGACGGCGGGCATACTCATTATTTTTTATGCGGCGGGCGCGGCTCGGGAAAATCCACTTTCGCGGCGATCTGCGTTGTTTTGGGGATTATGAGAAAGGAAATCGCGGAAAATGCCATTGTGTTCAGAAAGTTTGAAAACAAATTGAAAGACAGCGTTTTTGAGCAGATGATGTGGGTGATTGACAAGCTTGGGGTCGGAAGGCTTTGGAAGAAAAGAGAGCATGAGCTTGAGTTTTTGCAGACGGGCGGGAAGATTCTTTTTAAGGGGGTCAGCAACGCCCATTCGATTAAATCTGTTAAGGCGGGGGCGGGGTTCGGGATTGTTTGGTTTGAAGAGGCGGACGAGTTTTCGGGAATGAACGAGCTTCGTTCGGTTTTACAATCGGTTGTTCGGGGGAAAATGTCGCCCGTTGTTTTGTATACGTTTAACCCTCCTAAGGAAGCGGCGCATTGGATTAATGCGGAAGCACTGGAAACAAGAGAGGACAGGTTGGTTCACAGATCTACTTATTTGGACATTCCTGAGGAATGGCTTGGGTCGGCGTTTGTTGATGAAGCAGAATATTTGAAGAAGCAGAATGAATTGGTTTATAAAAACGAATATTTGGGCGAGGTCGGGTGTACGGGCGGTGAGGTGTTTCGGAATCTTAACGTAAGAAGCGTTGAGGAAAGCGAAATTGAGCGGTTTTGTAATGTTAAAAGAGGGATTGATTTCGGATTTGCGGCTGACCCGTTTGCGTATGTTTGCGCCGAATATGAGAAGAAAGCGGGGCGGTTGATTGTTTTTCACGAGGACTATGCGTTCAGGCTTCCGAATTGGCGGGCAGCGGAGTTGATTAAAGAGGAAAGCAGTGGGGTTGGGCTTGTTGTGGCGGACAGCTCTGAGCCTAAGAGCATTGACGAGCTTAAGTCCTATGGCATTAGGGTTACGGGTGCTAAGAAAGGCAAGGATTCGATTTATTATGGGGTTAAGTTTTTGCAGGATTTGAGGGAGATTGTTATTGACCCGTTGAGATGTCCGAATTGTGTGAGGGAGTTTAGAGGGTATTGCTATGAAAGCGATGGGCGCGGTAATTATTTGGCGGTGTTTCGGGACAGGGACAATCATTGCATTGATGCTTTAAGGTATGCTGTGGAGAGTGAGACGCGTTTGAACGGGCGGATTCGGGATAAGGGGCGGTTTCGGGGGATTATATAGATTTTAAGGGGGATTTTAATATGCAGTTTTTTATGGATAGAAATGAAGACAGGCTTGACAAGAAGATTTTGAGAGGTTTTATTGATGGGCATAAGAGGGAATGCGCAAGGTCGGACAAGCTTAATGATTATTATTGCGGAAAGCATGACATTTTAAGCAGGGAGCAGCGCGGCGAATGGTCGCCTAACAATCGGATTGTTTGCAATTTTGCCAAATATATTACTGACACGGCGGTTGGGTATGCGTTTGGCAATCCTGTTAATTTGAAGTTTGAAAACGGGCAGGAGATTATGGACAAGGCGTTTTTTGACGCGGATTCGCAGGGTCATGATTCGGAGTTGGCAAAGATGCTGTCGGTTTTCGGGCTTGGGTATGAGCTTGTTTATGTTGACGAAGGGAAAGTCGGGTTGGCGGTTGTCGATCCGAGGAATGCTTTTGTCGTGAGGGATAATACGGTTAGGCAGAAAGTGCTTTTCGGGGTTGTTTACGGCGCTGAACCGGGGAGTGACGGGGTTAATGTCGTTAAGGTCTATGATGAAGAGAAAATCGTTTCTTACAGGGAAAGCGGAGGGAAGCTTTGGCGGGAAAGTGTTGAGGAGCATTTGCTCGGCGGGGTGCCGCTTATTGAATATTGGAACAACGACGAGGGCATGGGCGATTTTGAACATGTTTTGTCGCTGATTGACGCTTATAATACGTTGCAGTCGGACAGAATTAACGACAAAGAGAGGTTTGTTGACAGTGTTTTGTTGATTCAAGGCTGTCAGTTTCCTGATGATGAGTCGGCGGCGAAGATGCTTACCAACAGGATTTTGGAGCTTCCTTATGACGGCGCGGATGCGCGGTATTTGACTAAGACAATGAACGAGGCGGAAACTGAGATTTTGAGAAAGGCTATCGCGGAGGACATTCACAAGTTTTCGCAGACGCCCGATTTCAGCGATGAGCATTTTTCGGGAAATTCTACGGGAGTGGCGATTAAATATAAGCTGTTATCGATTGAAAATTTGGCTAAGGTCAAGGAGCGGTTTTTTGTTTCGGGATTGAAAGAGAGAATAGGGTTCTTTGAGCGGGTTTTGCGACTTGGCGGGCAGGGCGAGTTCGGGCTTTCTTCTGTTGGGTTTAATCGGGTGCTGCCTATTAATGAGTATGAGGTGGCGCAGACTATTGCTATGCTTCATGGGATTTTGCCTGAAGAGGAGTTATTGAAGAGATGGGAATAGAAGCTGTTGAAAGATTGATCGGGTCGTTGTATAATGAAATGGAAGATGAATTGGGGGAATTGTTGGGGAGTTATTTCTCGTCTGCGGATTTGCCGAGATATGCAAGAACAAATGTGACACGGAGGTCTTCGATTGGCTATTCTGCGAATGTTGGGCTTGCGGCGGGCAAGGGATTAGAGAATGCTTTTGATGAAATAACGAGTGAGGCTGAAGCTTTTTTGCGTGATGTTTATGCGGAAAGTTACGTGTCGGCAAGCGAAGATGTTGAAAATGAGATTGAGATGAAGAACAGATTTAGGAAGTCGGCTCTTGATTTTGGCGGGTTTTTTGATAAGCTTGCCAAGGAACGAAAGCGAATGTATATTACTGTTACGGGGTTGGCGAGGGATATGTTTTTGAACCCCGATAATATAGCGAGCAGCTTTGATTTGTTGAGAACGGAGTTTTTGGTAAGCAGGAATAGGGTTAATAATATTTTGCGAGGGGAAGAAGTCAGTTTTAAAGCGATAGGCGTGCTTCACGCTTGTGAGGCTGATGGGATTGAGTGGTATAGGTTTTTGGCGGAGAAGGACAGAAAGACTTGCCGGGAATGTGAGGCGCGGGACGGGAAAATTTATTTGGTTAAAGGAGCGGAGGTCGGGGGTGATTTGCCGCCGGTGCATTATGGGTGTCGGTGTCGGATTGAGCCGAGCGATGGTAAGGATTATATGGACAAACCGGATACACCTCTATATGAATATACCGAAGAAATGGTAGGCAATATTTTTGAAATAGATTCAAAATTTGAAGATGAAGTAAAAAAATTTGCAGAGGCTTATGAAAAAAATAAAAGTGTTTATGAAGAAATAGCAAAAAAAGCAGGAGTGCCACCCGAATTGATTGCAATTATTCATCATAGAGAAAATACACCTGATTTCCTTAATGGAACATTCAATGTGTATCTACATAATGGTGAAAAATTAGGAACTCCTACTAAACTGGTTCCTGTGGGAAAAGATTTTAATGATTTTATAGAAGCGGCAATAGACGCTATGAAAGATGAGAAAGCTTATATTGACAGATACAATTTGTGGTTAGGTTCGGATGACATTATTGCAATGATGGCATTTGCGGAAGTATATAATGGATTAGGATATTATAACAACAACCGCGTAAGTCCATATTTGTATAGCGGAACAAATGTGTATACTTCCGGAAAATATGTTGAAGAATTTGATGAAAATGATAACCGTGTAAGTAAGTATTATAATGATTTAGTTGATGACCAAGTCGGGGTGTATCTTTTACTAAAAAGCATTTTGAAATAACAGGAGACTGATAGCATGAATAAATACGTTGTTTTCATTTTGGTTTGCGTTTTGTTAAGCGGTTGCGGAATTGAAAAAACGGAAATTAATAAGGGCTATTTTTACGGGGAAGATTATGTGCTGTTGACGGCGACGGCAAAATATAACAACGAGGATAAATGGGGGTTGTCGCCATATGGGGTTGAGGACGTTTACATTGGGGTAAATAAGCTGAGAACATATGAAAACGGTGCGCTTTTCAAATTGGCAATCGATTCTGTTGGAGATTTGCAAGAAGGAAGGCTCAATATATATTTCTATGTGACAAATGATAAAATATACAGGTTGTGGTCGTATGTGTATGCGGATGAGGGCATGATAACATTTTATGATGATGACGATTTGCTTATGAGCACATTGGATTCTGAGGAAAAATTGATAAAAAATAGTGATGTTGTTTGTCAGCCGGAAGAAATCCGCAGTGATCCGGAACAGGGGGGAGAAGGAAAGAATTTCAACATTGTGAAAAAAGGAAATCAAATTCATTACAATAGATATGATGTGTCACCCAACGGAGAAAGGTATTTCTATGAGTGGTTTCATTGGGAGAAAGAAAAAGGATTGGTTGAATATGGGAGTGGGTACAAGGTCGAAAAGGATATATTGTATTTGGATAATATATCTATTGTAAGGTAAGTTGTTTGCGGGAATGTGAGGCGCGGGACGGGAAGATTTATTTGGTTAAAGGAGCGGAGGCCGGGGGTGATTTGCCGCCGGTGCATTATGGGTGTCGGTGTCGGATTGAGCCGGATAGACCTAAAACACCAAGTGATGATTTGATTGTATTTATAACAAATTACGAGGACTATCATGAAATGCCCTATAGGGGATTGGATAACCAAAACAGAACTGTCGGATATGGGCATGTTATTTTAGATGAAGATTATTATGATAACGGTATTTCTGAAGAGGAGGCGTTAACTTTACTTAAGAACGATATCCAAATAGTAGCAGCTCAATATTTAGATGATTTTCTTCAAAAAAATGATGTCGTTTTAACACAACAGCAATACGACGCTTTGTTGAGTTTTACATTTAATACCGGTCCCGACTGGTTAACTGAATATTATGAGTTAAGGGACATTATAAAAGGCGAAAATATAACTTATGAAGACATGTATGATGAGTTTATGACGTGGATAAACGTAAATGGGAAACCGGCTCTTGGCTTATATAGACGACGCTTAGACGAACTGGATATATTTTTCAACGGTGATTATACCCGAAAATTCCCTGATAAACCGGATTGGTTTTAGGAGGCTGATTATGAGTAGAACAAAAAGGAGATTGATATTACTTTTTGTAATATTTAGCACAATACTTATTATGATACTTGTGTTTGCTGCAGTTATTCTCAAAAACTTTGAAAATAAAGGAGCAGGGGACAGTTCTTTATTGGTTTCTGTGGTAGAAAGTTATTATGGAGATTGGGAGATTGTGGAAGATTTTGGTTATCAAGGAGTGCATAGAACTATTGAAATTGAAAAATTCGAAGTGGGTAAAAAAGTATTATTTTATGAAGATGCGATTAGTTATGAAGGTAACATACTTGTTGATTATCCTAAAATATCAATTCAAATAATTACAAGTGCAGATATGCAAGCTTTTGACGGAATGTTTGCGCCGGGAGAAATGGGGTTTTCTGTAGATGACAGCTTTAAAAAATATGCTAAAGTATATGTGAAAAAGTATTTAAGTCCATATTCGGATAACATTTTTACATTTTATATTCTTAATAATAACGAGATAATAATTATCGGGGACACTCATAGATATTATCGCGCGATAAGAGGTTGAGAAAAAATTATAATGTTTTACGCGGGACGGAAAAGTTTATTTGGTTAAAGGAGCGGAGGCCGGAGGGTGATTTGCCGCTGGTGCATTATGGCTACCTCTAAAAACTCTGTTTCACACACTTTTAATTTGAAAAAGACCCAGAAACCAGTCTTTTTCAAATCAAAAGCGGTTCAACAACGAGTTTTTAGACGTGCCATTATGGGTGTCGGTGTCGGATTGAGCCGAGCGATGGTAAGGAAGCATTTAATAATTTTGAGGAATTTGTAGACCGATTCGGTGATATTATTGATAAGTTTGCGGAGGAACACGGAATTAAAGCCGCATATTTGAGAGCGTTTATTTTTGCCGAATCGGGAGGAACAGGATTTTATGACGACGGGCGGTTGCTTATCCGGTTTGAGAACTATACGTTTATAAATAGAGCGGGATTAAGTAAGGATTTGGTTAACTCGGTATCCAACTCAGAGGAATATTATCGCTATGATGTGAATGGTCAGTGGATACCTATACATGACACACCTGATATGCGATATGACGCGTTGAAATGGGCGATTGGTTTGGATGAAGAGGCGGCATATGAGTCCGTTAGCATGGGTTTTTCTCAGATAATGGGTCATAACTATAAGGAGTTGGGATATTCATCGGCAAAAGAAATGTTTGAAGAGTTTTCAAGAGGATATTCGGCGCAATTGGATGGATTCACAACGTTTTTGGTTAATTATAGGAATGGAGTTATATTAAAAGCATTACAAGAGGATAATTATATAGCGGCGATAGAAGCATATAATGGCGATAAAAATTATAGTGGTAGTTTGGAAAAATTCGAAAAAGCGGCAGGAATTAGATAGGAGATTAAGGGGATAGAATTTCTAAAGGCGGCTGAAAACACCCAACCCTCTTCGTCACGGCTTCGCCATGACCGGTCGGGTGGACATGTGTAGAATCGTGGTCGTTTTTTACAACTAAAAGTTACTTTTAAATTAATCATCTCTTACTTACGAGGAGGGCAAAGATGAGAATTTTACGCGTGTTGATAATGATGCTTATATTGTGTGTTGGATGTGTGCAAAATGAGGTTTTTACAGATAGTAAAAAGGTTGAAGGGCGAGAATTTAATAAACGGGTTAAGAATATTGTTTTAACGCTCAGTGAGGAAGAGACAACAACGGGTAATGAAAAAAATACAGAAATAGAGTTGAATGAACGATTTGAAGAGCTTATTTTAACTCGCAGTGAAAAAAGACGCATAATGGATGTTGTTAAAAGTGATATAAAAATTGATTTTAATAATGAAAAATGCTCTTTTTTTACGGTTGTATATATACCTGAAAGCGGAAAGGTTGAGGGGTATTTCTTTTTGGTAGACGATGACGATAATATAGTGTATTTTTTCCCTGAGCAGGCGAATAGTTGGTTCTACTATTTAGATACGAAAGAGATTTTGAGCCGGGATATTGACGGTGACGGCTTTGATGATATTGTTATTATATCTCATTTAGCCAGAGGACATGGTGAATATCCGATGACGCCGGTTGCTTTTGTCGAGGTTTATTACAGGACTGAAAACGGTTTTTATTGTTGGGACAGCGATTCTGCGTTGGATTTAGAGTTGAAATTAACGGACATAGAACGGGAAGATATGGATAAGGTGGTTGAATATTTGCTTGAAATGCAAAAATTACGATAAAGATGTTGTTAATTTATTCATTGATTAGTCGAATTGTATGTTTTTAAATAATATTTTGCGAGGTGAAGAGGTCCGTTTTAGAGCTATGGGCGTGCTTCATGCTTGCAAGGCTGATGGGGTTAATATTGATTTCTTTTTTGATTATTATTTGGAAGAGCGATTGTCGGAGCGTTATGAGAAAGACGATTTCGTTACAAGCTTAATTGGAAGAAGGGCAGCTTTGCACGGTTTGGAATGAGATGAGATGAGGTCTGAAGCATCGTTTGTGAGCGGTGAGCGTTTGGGGGTTTGAATTGCAATTGAATAGAGGATTTTGGGAATACCTGCATGATTGCTTATATGTGCGGGTTTTTTTGTTGCCTAAAATCGGTTTGAAAGGGGGTGATGGAGATGGACGAAGAGAAGGTTGTCTGTGAGGAAATGTTGGAAGAATCGGCGGTCGATGATGAGGGCGTTGTTGTTGTCGATGTCGAAGATGGCGGTGAGGTTGTTGAAAGGGACGTTGGGGAAAGCGAGATTGATGATGTTATCAAGAGGCGCATTGACGAGCTTTTGGCGGAAAAATTGATGACGGCAAGGGCACCGACTAAGGTCGCGAAAGGCGGGGAAGACCCGTTTTTGGCGGGGTTGTTTAAGAAGTAGTGTTATTTTTAGGTAAATTGTGGAATGGAAAACGGGGAGATTGCGGGTCGGAATCGGCAATGACAACATGGGGCGGGTTGTTTCCGCAGTTGTAAAGTAAACGCTGAATAAGGTGTCAGAAATTTCTAAGAACGTTTGAAAAAGCTTATAGAACCGTCGCTTTTTTAAACAACGAAATTTCTTTTTTGACTTAATCAGCGATTACTAAAGAAATATCTTCGTTGTAAAGAGGATGAAAATTAAAAGGGGGATTTTTATGAGTATTAATTACGCTGAGAAGTATTCGGAACAGATTGATGAAAGATTTAAGCTTGGGGCGTTGACAACACCTGCCGTTAATGACGGTTATGATTTTACGGGGGTGCAGACGGTTTGTGTTTATTCTGTGCCTACGGTTGCGATGAACGACTATTCGCTTTCGGGCGCGGGTCGTTACGGCTCGCCCGATGAATTGGCTAATTCGGTTCAGGAGCTTACGCTTGCGCGTGACAGATCGTTTACGTTTACGATTGACAGACGTTCGCAGTCGGGAACGGAAAACGCGATGAACGCGGGGGAAGCGCTGAACAGACAGCTTGATGAGGTTGTTATTCCTGAGATTGATATTTACAGATTGAATAAACTTTGCCAAAATTGCGGAAGCAGCAACACAGCGGCTGTGACTAAGGCTAACGCTTATGAAATGTTTTTGAAAGGCGGAGAGGTTCTTTCGGACAAGAAAGTGCCGATTGACGGGCGTGTCGCGTTTGTTACGCCTGAGTTTTACAGATTTATTAAATTGGATCCGTCGTTTACGCTTGTGGGAAACATGGCGAACGATTTGAAGATTAAAGGGTTGGTCGGAATGATTGACAATACGGTGGTTGTTATGACCCCTAAGGCTTATTTGCCTGCGAGTTCCGGGTTTGTTATTACACACCCGCTCGCGCTGGTTTCGCCTGTTAAGCTGGCGGAATATAAGATTCATGACAACCCTCCGGGCATTAATGGCTGGTTGATTGAGGGGCGTGTTTATTATGATGCGTTTGTTTTGGACAATAAGAAAGACGCGGTTTATGTGCATTTGACGGCGTAATTTTGATGCAAGGATTGTGCGGGGCGGGCGAATATAGCTCGCCCCTGCGGATGGGGGGTGCGGTATGATTGATGTTGAGGTTTTGAGGAACATGCTTGGGGTGAGCGAGGCGGACGACGGCATTTTGGGTAAAGTTGCCGACGAAGCGCGGGATTTAATTTTGGCTTATACGAACAGAAAAGAGGACGAGTGGATTCCGATTTTTGACGGGATTCAATCGCTTGTTGCAAGAAAGGTGTTTAATCAGCTCGGCGCAGAGGGGCTTCGCTCGAAAGCGGAGGGCGCTGTTTCGGCGGCGTTTGACAGTCTTGAGGGCGATGTTTTGCCCGCCTTGAATATGTTTCGGGCGGTGAGGGCGTTGTGAGACTTGTGAAAAAAGGGTTGAAGAGGCTTTGGGTTAGGAAGTTCGTCGGGGTTAAGGACGGTGTCGGAGGAGTTGCCTATAAGGCGCAGGACACGAGGCGTGAGTTTTTCGGGAAAATTCAGCCGATTCAGGATAAGAGTGAGTTTTCGCTCGCGGGGTATGTTTATTCGGCGGAGTTTTTGCTTATTACAGATGAGAAAAATATCGGGCTTGAATCGTTGGACGAGATTTCGGACGGAGAGAGGGGCTTCGTGGTTTTGGGTGTTAAGGAATATGACGGGCACATTGAGGCTTCGTTGGAAATGAAAAAGGGCAAGGGGGCGATGACGGGTGGATAAGATTAATAAACGGATTTTCGCGTTTTTGAATGACGCGGCGGAGTTGGAAGGAATCACGGTGCTTCACAGCTGCCCTCAGGCGCCGTCGGTCATGCCATGTGTGTCGTTTCATGTCGGTGCTTTTTCGCCTGCTGTTTTTGCTGACAATGAGGGTTATGCCGACAATGTGAGCGTTACTGTTGACATTTGGGAAACAGGCTGGGAGGCGGCGGAGGAAATGGCAGACAAGGTTAGAAATTTGTTTGATGAGAACGGGTTTTTCACTTCGGGTTATGAGGATAATGTTTCGTTTAACCAATTTAACCGCAGGGATTCGGCGGTTAGGGTGACGATGAAGTTTGGGGGATTGTTATGAGTAAAAAGATTGCGTTGCAGGGGTTTGACAGGCTGTCGATTTTTCCTGTAATTAAAAATGATGCGGACAGTTATGAGGTCGGCGCGAAAATTTCGATTTACGGCGCGCAGGAAATGACAAGGGATAACGACGTAAGCGAGCAAAAATATTATGCCGACGACGGTGTTTATCTTTATTTGAAGCAGTTTAACGGCATTCAAACTAAGCTGACGTTGCTTGAAATGCCGTTTGAAACGATGGAAACGCTCGGGTTCGGAAACTTTGACGCGCAGAGCGGCGTGTTTTCGGCTGACCCGCAAGGGAAAAACAAGGAGTTTGCGCTGTCGTTCCGATGTCTTAACGCGGCAGGGGAATATAGAATGTATAAATTTTTCAGCTTTACCGTCACGGAAATCAGAGAGTCGGCGGCGAAGACCAAAGGAAAAGACCCGACGCTGGGAAGCTATGAAATTGTCGGAATGTTCGGCAAAAGACGGGTTGACGACAAGACTTATGTCATGAAAGACGGGGAAGCGGAAGAAAGCGCATTTCTTGATTTGTTTGAAAAAGTGGGGGCGTAAACGATGAGAAAGAAAAAAGAGGATGTTTCGGAGCTTTCGATTGGTTCGAGTGTCACACTCTATGGTTATGAAATTAAAAAGCTTCCTATCGGCGCTTATTTGAGAGCGTTAGGTAAAATTTCGGGCGCAAAAGAAGAACTTGCCGAAAGGATTTTTGACGGGTTGACGCTTACAGAAGCGATTGGGAAGCTTAACACGATGAAAGGTTCGGAATTGGCGGATTTTTTGGTTTATTTCGTCGAAACCGCACCTAAGGCTGCATTGGAGTTTGTTTGTGAGCTTTTGGGAATTGACGCGGAGAAGATTAAAGAGGATGAAAAGGTTGGGTTGACGGGGATTTTCGAGATTGTCGACGCTTTTATAGAGGTGAACGGTTTAAAAAAGTTTTATCGCCTGTGCAAAAAGATGGCGGGGCGCGGGTAAGGTCGGACGCTAACGGTGAATGGCTTCAGGAGCTCATCGCCGCGGCTCTTGTTTATGGAATTTCAAAGAGAGAGCTGTTTGAAGATTATTATTTTGACGAGATTGCGGCGGTTTTGGGCAAATGCGCTGAGATTAGGGGGATTCGCCGCGAAAATGGTGAATCCTCTGCGGCTTATGTGGGCGCGGGCGAGTTTTTCGGAGGGTAGATTATGTTGGATATGGTTAAGGAAACGGCGGAAGGGCTTGACAAAGTGAACAAAATGGTCGGCACGGCGATTACGGCGATTACGGAAGCGTTGTTTAAAGCTGAAAGCAAGCAAACCGCTTATATTAAAAAGATTTATCAAGAGAGGATCGGCGCAGCGAAAGCGCAGGCGGACGAAGAAATTTCTGTTTATTCGAGCAGGATAAAGGAAATCGACAACGAATTGAAAATGATCGGGCGGAAGGATGCGGACGCAGAATATGCCGCAAAAATGAATCGGCTTAACGCCGCGCTTGGTTTTGAAAAGGATGAATTTAACAGATTTGAGATTGAGAAGGAAATCGCTAAAATTACTGCCGAGAACGACAAGCGAAAATATAGAGAAGCTCTTGTTGATGAAAAAGAGGCGCTTAATGAAATGATTGCATGGACGAAGAATATGTATCAGGTGCAAAAGGATTTTTATAAAGAAATGATGAACGCACAGATGGACGCGCTCAGGGAAGCTATCGACGGGACTATGAGCAAGACGGCGTTTGATTATCATTACAGCGGTGTTGGTTACGAATTTTTGGGCGACAGATATTGGGAAATTGTGAACGCAATTTCCGAAATAGCTTCGTCGGGGAATTTCGCGGGAACTGGCGGCGTCAGCGTTTATCAGAACATTAATTCACAGGCGATGACACCGGCGGAATTGGCGCGGGAAACGCAGCTCGCTCTGGTGAATGCCTTGAAATACGGGAGGTGATTTTGTTGCAGAAAATGGGATTTGTTAACGCTGCGGGCGAAAAAATTTCTTTCGATAATTTTGCGCCGAGGGTGTTTTGGAAGGCTGACGGGCTTGGCTTGGCGGGTGCTGAGGCGGTTTATACGCAGGCGGTCGGGCAGCATGGTTATTCGCTGGCGTCGGTTTTGCTTTCTTCAAGGATTGTGAGAATGACGGGGCATGTTCACGGTGTTGATAATGAGGAAATGTACAGACTGAGATATAAAACGGCGTCGGTCTGCAATCCGCTTTTGGGCGCGGGAACGCTTATGTATGAAAATGATTCGGGGAAATGGCAGACGGGGGCATTTGTTCGAGATATGAATTACGGAGAGAAAGGATTTGGCATTCAAACAATTGAAATTGTGTTTGAATGCCCTTCGCCTTTTTGGCTTTCGCAGGAGGAAAAGACGGTTAGGCTTTCTTATGTTGAGGGAGGGTTGGAGTTTCCTTTGAAATTTCCCGCGTTTTTCGGAACGCTGGGCTATAGGGCGGAAATTAATAACGAGGGGAACGGCGTTGTTCCGATTAGATTTTCAATCGGCGGCGGCTCAAAAAACCCTGTCATCAAGAATAAAACTACAGGGCAAAAAATTCAGATTAACAGAGGGTTTCATGAAAGCGACAGGCTTTACATCAATACAGACCCCGATGACATAAGCGTTAAATTTGAAACGACAGACGCGGAAACAAACGAGAAGCGGCTTGAAAACGCGTTCGGGTTTTTGACGGACGATTCAGAGCTGTTTACGCTTGCGCCGGGAATCAATGAGGTGTTGTTTTATTCCGACGACAACAACAGAAAGGTTTCGGTTGTGTTGAGCTACAGAGACAGATATGCGGGGGTTTAGTTTATGGAAAACGACAGCTGTGAAATAAGAATTTATGACAGGGATTTTAACTGGGTCGGAGCGGTTACGGCGGCGGAATCGGTTCAGCTTGAGAGGGATTTATACGGCGCGGGAAAGTTTGAGGTTCATTTAAGATATGACAAATCGGGTGCTTCCGAGCTTTTGAGGCGCGGGAACGTTGCCGTGATTAACGGCGACGGTCATAAAAGTGCTGTTATAAGAGATTTTTCGATTAAGGAAAACCGAACCTGCGCCGAGCTGACTGTTTACGGCGAAACGGGAAACGGCTTCGCCAAGCAGAGAAGAATTGTTCCGCCGCCGGGAATGTTCGGTTATGACAGGGTTTCGGGGAACGCCGAAACGGTTATTAAGCATTATATAAAAAAGCACATGACTGAGCCTGACGACATTAGCCGCAAGTTTGCAAGCATTGAATTGAAAGAAGATTTGATGAGGGGCACTGAGTTTCCCTGGCAGGCGCGGTTCAGCGTTTTAGAGGAAGAGCTTAGAGAAATTTGTCTTTACGGCGGAATGGGTTGGGAAATTTTCGCTGATGTGGGAAACAAAAAATGGATTGCCGACATTGTTTGCGGAACGGACAGAACGATTGAACAGAGCGAGGTTTCGCCGGTTACGTTCAGAATGAAATATCATAATGTCGGGGACTATGTTTATTCTGAAGATTTTGTGAATTTTAAAAATGTCGGATATATCGGCGGCGCAGGGGTTGACGATGAGCAGTTGGTTTACGCCATTGGTGCGGAAAACGAGGGAATGGACAGGTGGGAAACATTTGTTGATTGTGGAAACGCCGAGAATGTTGAAGAATTGAAATTTTTCGGCGGGCAGAAGATGTCGGCTGCGTCTGAGGTGAAATCGCTGCAATTGAACACGCTTCCCAAGGTTTTTGAGTTTGGCGAGGATTATTCTTTAGGCGACAAAGTGAGCGTTTTTATTGAAACAATCGGCGTTAAAACCGACGCTGTTGTCACGAATGTTAAAGAAATTTGGGAAAGAAACACAGGGTATAGACGGGAAATTAGAATTGGCGGAAAGATGCCGAGTTTGATGGATTTGTTTGTGAAGAAATAGGAGGTGTTGTTTATGGCGAAAACATGGTATGCGTTTTTTGATTCTACGCCTGAAGATCCGCGAATGGTTTTGGCGGAGGATTGGGCAAGACACAATCGCTCGTTGTTTACCGACGGGATTAGAAACGGCGGTGATTGCTTGGAGGTTGTTTCCTGTGACGGGCTTTCGGTTGATGTCAAGCCGGGGATTGCGGTTGTTCAAGGATATTTGTTGAGAATTGACGCGGATGACGACGGGGATCGGGTCAATGTTCGGTTGCCGGTTGCCAATCCTTACTCGCCGAGGATTGACAGAATTGTCATCAGGCTTGACAGGCGAATTGAACGCAGAGAAATTAAGATTGACTACAAAATGGGCGTGGCGGCGGCTTCGCCTGTTCCTCCGGAGCTTGAGCGGAACGAGAATGTTTGGGAGCTTTCGCTTGCAAAGGTGAAAATCGGCGCGAATCAAACGGGAATTATCGCTTCTGACATTACGGACGAGCGGTTTGACGCGAATTTGTGTGGGCTTATAAATACGCTGCTCAGGCTTGATTCCTCAAGCTGGCAGACTGCGGTTGATAACAATATTACAGCGCAGACAGAAAAGTGGAACACGCTTTTGACACAGAAGTTTCAAGGTTTTGATGTTAGCTACGCAGGAAAGCAGCAAGAGATTGAAAATATTAAACAGGAGTTTGCACAATGGTTTAACGCGGCGAAACTTGAAATCGGACTTGCTGCACAGTTTGATTTTGAAAACATGAGCGCAAGACCAACGACGACCGTGACGACGACGGCGACGGGAAACACAATAGTTACGGATATTAAAAACAGCTCGAATAATCAGTTGGTTGCGAAGAAAACCGTTGTTTTTAACGCAAACGGCACGGTTGCGACAAACGAAAAGGTTTATTCGGGGGCGAATATCGTTCGTGATGTCACGATAACGACGAGCTTCGGGCAAGGAGTAATTACGGAGGTGGTAGTGTGAGTTGGAGTGAAGTTTTAAAAATTAATTCGGACATGTCAAAGCCGCTTGACACGCTTATAAGTGAAACAGTGGCGGCAAAGGGCGTGGTTAAAAGTGTTCAGAGAGGAAGAGCGTTGGCGGCGGTGTCAAGCGGAGTTGTTCAAAACGTCAGCATTACAATTTCGGCGGTTTCGGCGGCAAAATGCTTGCTTACAATTAATAATTCATTAGTGCAGGATGATGCGGGTTTAATTCAAAACGCGTATTTTATGAGCATGACAAATACGCTCATAACATTGCTTCCGCATTATTATTACGGCGGTTCGGGCAACCCCGTGCCTAAGTATTTCAGCTGGCAGCTTGTGGAGTTTTATTAAGTAAACACTGATTAATTCAAAAGCTTACTAAAAACTTAGCGACAGCGGCGAAAGCTTGTGAAACAGAGCTTTTAGAGGTAGCCTTTCGAAGAAAAATGGCTTGGAGCGAACGTTTTGCTTTTGTAAGTTTTTCGTAAGGTTACCTTAATCAGTGCTTACTTAAGTAAGCGTAATTCAATTAATTATCGGTTACCTATATTTTGTGGAGAGTAATTAATAGACCTGTCCTGAAACTACCTCACACAATTTTCAGTCCCTTTTCCCCTCTCATGATTTTTCGCAAACATCGCGAAAAACCATTGCCGGTCAAGACGGGACAAAAATTGGTTCGGTAAAAATTCGGGTTTCAGGACAGGTCTAATAAATAAATTTCTTGTAAAAATATTGTTTTTACAGCAGATTAAAGAGTTTTGAAATCAACTGTTATAAAATGTAAGAAAGGAGATAAACAGAAATGGAAGAATTTATTTACGCGCAGTTAAACGAAAATAACATATGCGTCTGCGTTTCATATTTAAGCGGCGAGGTAGACGCTGCCAATGTCGTCAGGCTTGAGGACGACAGCGTGGATGTTTTGGGAATGACATATGAAAACGGTGAATTTGTTTAGATTTGTAACCTTATTAATTGTCTCACATATTATATATGGCGGGGGACAAGAAGAAAAGAGTGAGGAGGTGTGGGTTTGAATGGTTTTTTGGGTTTTGTAAAATATATTTTCGCGGCAATCGGCGGCGTTTTGGGATACTTTTTCGGCGGGCTTGACGGATTTGTTTATACACTGATGTTTTTCATGGCGCTTGATTATGTGACAGGCGTTCTTGCGGCGGTCAAGAACAAAGAACTTTCGAGTGAAATAGGGTTTTGGGGACTGGTTAGAAAACTCTGCTCTCTTTCTCTTGTTTGCATTGCACATTTTGTTGATTTATATGTGCTGGGAAAGGGTGAAATTGTCAGAAATACTGTCATATTTTTCTACATTGCAAACGAAGGAATATCTGTTCTTGAAAACGCGGGAAGGCTCGGTGTTGCCTATCCGAAGAAGCTGAAGGACATATTAAATCAGTTAAAGGATGATAAAAATGCCTGATATTACACAGAAATTGTTAACAAAAGGAGCGGCACACGGGCGCACAGGTGAACCGCTTTCGGCTGTCGGGGTCGTCATTCATTATGTAGGAAACCCCGGCAGCTCTGCCATCGCCAACCGAAACTATTTTGAAAACGGCTCGGGCGGAAACTATGTGTCGGCGCACTATGTCGTCGGGCTTAACGGCGAAATTATTCAATGTGTGCCCGAAAACGAACGGGCACAGCATGCGGGAAAATCTTATGCGCCGCAATATAAGGAGACGGCGAAATTGAACAACGCGCGTTATTTGGGAATTGAAAACTGTCACCCTGATTCGGGCGGAAAGTTTAGTGACATAACGAGAAAAAGCCTTGTCGCGCTCAGCGCTGACATTTGCTTTAGATATAACTTCGAGCTTTCCGCTGTTTTCAGGCATTATGATGTAACGGGAAAGTCTTGTCCGATGTATTATGTAAATAATTCGGGCGAATGGACGAAATTGAAAAACGACATAGCCTCGGGGGTTATTGCGTTGATGGGTAAAACGAAGATTGTCGCCAAACTTGGGCAATCGCAGGCGTCTGTTGCAAAATCGCTTGAGGAATGGGCGAAAGGCAAAAACGCAACGGCTTTGTTTGTTTCGCTTGCCGAAAAATATGTCAAGTATGCACCGACGTGCGGCGGGGTTAACCCTGTTGTCGCTTATTGTCAAGCGGCAAAAGAAACTGCATTCGGCAGGTTCGGCGGCGTTTTGAACGAAAGCTTTAAAAACCCATGCGGTATGAAAACGGCGGCGGGCGGCGGAGATTTCGACAAAAACGCGCATCAGAAGTTTGACAGCTGGGACGACGGAATTAAAGCACAGCTTGACCATTTGGCGTTATATGCAGGAGCGGAGGGATATCCGCGAAAGGACACGACAGACCCGCGGCATTTTCCCGAAATTAAAGGGACGGCGGCGACGGTCGAAGCGCTCGGCGGCAAATGGGCGGGAAGTCTTTATTATGGGCAGGATGTAGTGAAATTGTCGGAGGGGATTAGGTTGGCTGAGGTTATTACTGTTGAAGATAAATTGTTGGAGCTGGTTAAAGGGTCGAGCATTAACTCTCCGCAATATTGGATTAATGCGCTGAAGGATTTTAAGTATTTTGACGGGTTTGTCGGCGCGATGTATGAGAAATATTGCGGGAAGTAA